TCCAAGAGGCAGATTTATACATTTGACCCGTTTGTTTGTCAATGAAACAATGAACGGAGCGGGAACCTCCACCACTAACAAAGATAACTTTGTGATACTTTTTACCCGTTTCAATCACATAATCAATGGGACAATCACCATTACGAAGGTCTTGGATACGAGCGATGTGATAGTGGGCATTATCACCTTTCTCAACAAAACGCTTATGTCCACGAATAGAATACTGAACATAATTGTGCTTCAGTGCTTCAATCAGCATTTGAGTATGCTTCAGCACCGAATCTGCGATGGTTTGTTGTGCTTGTGCTTGCATTGTGGTTGTGCTCATACTATAGACGCAGTTTCAGGGGCCCAGTAGTTTCAGACAGACAGATTGTATTTGCTAATCATAATGTCTCGCACAAGTTCGCGGTCTATACTATCACCACAAAACTCTCTACCTTTGATTTTAGAAATACGAATAATGTCGTTGGTTGCTTTACGCACTATGGTACGATTTGCGCCCATAGGATACAATCCATCAGGACCATAGAAAGACATCACATAACCAATGAAATCGTTGATGAACTCTTTAGAGAAAGTCACAGTCATTTTACAGAGAGATTGTTGACGATTTTACGGGCAAACTTCATAAAACCGTAGGCAGTTACATCACCTTCATCATAACCATCCAGCATGTCAGTTTGATTGTAAGTATTCACAATCAGCAGGCAAGCATCATACAATGCTGCTTGATGTTCTTCTTCGGACTTAAAAGAAATGGCACTATAAGAGGGAAGGGTCATAATCAATCGTTGTTTTGGTGATTTTTCAGAAAGATTTTTACACAATCCATAACATCTTCAAGAGTAGGAGCACTACCATCATAATAGTAATCCATATTCATTACATCAGTCACTTTGAGAGTGAAATGGTAAGTTCCATCGGCAGAATACTGACGAATGTTGAGGTTGGTTTCGTAATCCATAATCAAACCAAAGAAAGTTCAGTGTTCATACTATAGTCGCACTTTCAAGGGCCCAGTTTCAATCAATTCTCGCTCTTTGTGAAATATCTATTCCCCTTGATTTTTGATAAGAAGTTAGTCCTCCAGCATTACTAATGTGACCTGTAACTTTACATTGCCACTTAGTAAGGTTTGTTTTTTTCATTGCCTCACTCTTTTTTATTCTTTCCACTTTTGACATATCACTTATTTTTCTTTTATGTTCTTCTGATAAAACTCTCCCTTTCATTGCTCTACTTATCTTTCTTTTAGTTTCTTCACTGAGAATTCTTCCTTTGCGTATTTCACTTAACTTTCTTCTAGTTTCTTCACTAATAACTTTTCCTTTACCAGCTTCCGCTACATTTTTTTTATGTTCTTCAGTAAGAACTCTACCTTGAAGTGCTTCACTTATCTTTCTTTTAGTTTCTTCTGAAAGAACCCTTCCCAAACAGTTTATATTTCCCTTCTTTATTTTGCCTATCTTTCTTTTGGTTTCTTCTGTATGAACTAATCCAGAAATACCTTCGCCACCATCAGTTCTATTATGAAGAATACCTGTTCCTAAATCTTTCCTACCAAACACAGCAATCATATAGATTTCGTGCTTAAATGCTTCTTCTTCAGTTAAGTTTTGTTTGAGAAAGATTATTCTAGATTTATCTCTTGGTGGTTTTATTTGTCCTTTACCTTTTTGATATATTCTTTTCCCTTTACCCTTCCCAATGTAATAAGGGGTCTTATCCTCACGCAAATATGCGTAAGTGTAATAGTTATTCATACTTGTCCTAAATGTCGCAGTATTATTTATACAAGAAAGGGTGCCTAGGCACCCTTTCTCTACTTAAAGATGCGACATTTAAGCATCTTTATTTATGCAACGATTTGTAGGACTGAGGCAGGTTCTACCTTAAATGTACCAAGTCGGTTGCAAGAGATACTCACAGCGTGAGCAGGAGCACCGAGTTCATCAACAACTTCCCACCAATCTTCACCTTCTTCAATAACAACATATCCGAAAGTTCCAGGTTGTGAGAGTTGACGACGACCACACTGTTTTGCATCATTTACATCATCAAATCGTTGCTTACGATTAAACCAACCGTTTCGTGCAACATCACCAGAAGGACCGAAAGTAATGCAGAGAAAATTAGACATCAGTAGGTTTCTTTGAGGTTTTGTTGACGTTGAGAGTTGTTATCTTCCTTAAATGGTTTATGCTCTGGATGAGCATTTTCCCACTTAATTAGTTCATCAATCCAAGATGATTGTTCTTTGGGTTGAGTGTTCATTGTGCAGGTTCAGTAATCCAAATTGCACGGTCAGTTCCCATAGAGAACTGATTGTCCCAAATGAAATGAGTTGCTTGCTGATTGCTCATCTGAAACTCATTCATCAGGAAGTTTAGTGCTTCCTTGAATGTTTGGAATCGGTGTGTTTGTCTCATACTATAGGCGCACTTTCAGGGGCCCAGTTCACCACTGTTTTGCAATCGTAAAGTTCAGTCTGCTAAACTCTTCACGGTTTACGATCTTGTAGGTGCCGTAATCATTGTGCATTACGAACCCTTCGTGATCGCTCAATTCTCCATCAATTTCACACGAAATATCAGTGTCGCACTCAATGAAGCAGAACAAATCCATCTTGATGGACTCCACAAGTTTGTAGAGCCGCATCAGGTTGATGTCAACATCGTAATTTTGTGCAATTTCGTGCTCATCGACCTCTTTACCCTCACGGATGTAGGAATTGATGATTTTTTTGAGTTCTTTCGCTTGTTTATCACTCACAAACTCACAAAGCGTGCTCATTTGTTTAGCAAACTTGCAGAAGTTTTCAATGTCATCCAGATGCGGACAGATTTCTGCCTCGGGTTGTACCCATTTTACATCATAAGTATCAACAAACTGTTTGCTGATAGGTTGTGCAACAGCATTGCGAAGATCATCCTCACAGATATACTCAGTGTGAGGAGCAATAATAACACTTTGCTCAATGACTTCAGGAAACTTATAGGTAATCGTGTTGGGACGATAAGTATCACTCCCACAAAATCCGATAAAGTCACCCTGATAGATGAATTGGGTGCGAGGAAGACTATCAAAACAAGCGTGAAGAATATCTGCTACTTTACCTTGATGGTTTGCATCAATTTCTTCGTGAGAATGATTGATTTTGATTTTAACTTTGTTGAACACAGATTTGGTGCCCACAAAGAACTTACCATTGGCAGGATTGCGACCCCACACAATAGCAGGCGCTCCATCAATCTTGACAGAAACCTTAGACGGAGCAGTAAACCAATCCAGAACCGATAGATCACCAGTTAGGATAGAATCTTCAGGGTGTTCAATATGTTTGTTCTGCATTTGTTTCTTGCTCATACTATAGACGCAGTTTCAGGGGCCCAGTTACATTGATAATAAAAAAGACACCGTTATAGGTGTCTCAAATGTTTATCAAACTGCTACACGACGAGCAATCAGTTGTTCATACTTTTCAGTGATAAAATCAACAGTCTGCTTCACATAAGGAGAAACAGTTTGAGTAAACTTCACCACATCTTCACGAAGTTTGTTCACTTCATACTGGTGAATCTGCCAACGAACCTTAATGTCTTGAATGTATTGCTGACGAGTGATAAGAACTTCAGGAACTTTCACTTCGGGAGCAACAACAACAGCATCAGTGGGTTGTTTGCGAGAGCGAGGCATAGAGACCGTTCAACTTACACTATAGACGCACTTTCAGGGGCCCAGTTTAACTCATTGCAGAAATGAGAGGATTGTTCATACGATCTTGCGCGATCTTAAAATACTTCTCCTCCATTTCAATCCCAATGAAATGTCTACTCGTATTCATGCAAGCTACACCAGTTGTTCCAGATCCCATAGTATTATCCAGAACAGTATCACCTTCGTTTGTGTAAGTTTTAATCAAATACTCCATCATATCTACTGGTTTTTGTGTAGGATGCAAACCCTTTTCTTGCTTGAATTTTAGAACAGTCTTAGGGTATCTTGATCCATCGGGATTATCTCTGTGTTTACTCTTTGCACTACCATAAACCTCACCAATCTTGCTAGTATCTGATGAGAAACCACTGTAAGGAGTTGAGTACCACATCTGAGGATTATATGTGGGTTTCTTACGATAAAACACCAAGATGTTTTCGTGAGACTTGAGAGGCATCACCTTTGCGTTCATAGGATTAGTTCCTTGCGGTTTTTCCCAGATCCATTCATAACGAAAGTTCTCAAGATTTGATGCAGCAAGTATAGTCGTAAATGGTTGAGCTGCGGTGAATACCATTGCACCATCTTCTTTACAAATGCGATTATATTGCTGCCATAATTTATCCAGAGGAATAATACTATCCCACTTACATGCAGTTGTTCCGTATGGCAAATCTACCAACACCATGTCTACAGAATTGTCTGCGAGTGTTGGTAGAATGTCTAAGCAATCGCCAAGATGAAGAGTTACCATTCGCGGATAGACTTCACAAAGGAACATTCTAGCAGTTTATCAACTTTAGTGCAAATATAATCATCATTGCCGATAGATTTGCCACCTTGTTGAGAGGCAAACAGACAATTATCAGACTCAAGATGATTCAGAAAATCATTCTTAGAGAACCAAAAGAGACGGCAATCTTCTTCTTTTTCATTGATACCAAAGAAAACCAATCGTTCCCAATCCTTATCCTTAGAAACGTGATTGATGATAAACTGATCCTTCTTTACACCACCTTTCTTATTACGAGTTGCAAGAGAAAACTTAATCTCAGTGCGAATAGAATCAATCACACGATCATGACCAGCAGTGGAAGTTTTAGCACGTTCAACTATACAACCAGCGTTAATCATGAACTTAGAAACAAAACGCTCACCAAACTCACCTTTCTGTTTAGGTGACATAAACACATAACCCTGGAAAGGTGTACCAATCCAAGGATCTTGTGCATTTTGATTGATGTAATCTCCTAGAGATCCATCCTCAAAAATAGAATAAAACATTGATGGGTTGCTATCTAACTATGATGCACTTTCAGGGGCCCATATCAGTCAATCGGTAACTGTGCTACACTCTTACCCTTCTTGTGATCTGTGATATACTTTCGTGCTGATGCTTCTGTTCTACAAACCTTGTCAAGTTGATGTCCCTTGTGAATAATAATGTATCCTTTGTTGCTATAGGGAATAGCAGCATATTCATCCTTGAACATAGTAAATCCTTCTGTCATACAAGAAACCTCTTCTCATACTCCAGCAAATCCGATGGTGCTGGAATAGCATTGTCATCACATTCTACAGCATTTTTCCACCTTGCACCATCCTTGTGATATAGTTTGATGCCTAAATGCTGATACTTGAGATTAGTTGGAACATACACTTTATAGTCAATTCCATCATTCTCAGTCAGCAAGCTGAGTTGCTTATTCTCATCTTTGGTGACTGTGATTGTGGAGCAGGATAACCAAAACAGATTCTCAAAAATGTCATAATCCTCCAGATATTTGTCTGGATTGTCCATAATCATCCGACCTATAAATTGAGGAGATAAACAGTGATCGTGTGTGCGTTCTTTTGGGTTGTTCAGTGCTTCTTCACTTATCAATCCAAGATGATTAACTTGAGCACAATCAAACACGCCAATGTAATAAATGCGTGTGATGGGTCGGAAGAAATCAGGGTCTCCCCAGTTCTCTACATTTGCTCTGAGAGAGTTAAATGTAGTTTGGCAATATGCTTTCCAGTTCTTGGACTTCATTTTAAGAAAAATCGTTAATTTGGTTGTGATGGATGGGTTCTAGGTCGTTTGCAGTGAAATTGCAGAAAAATCAGGGTTTTGGTCTAGTGGCCATCAGGGTTCTCACTGCGTCTCATTTGAGATTTGATGTTTTTCTGCTTTCCATCCTTTATGTTTTCCATAGTTATAAAATGCAGAAGGATTGAGATGATTTATTCTACACCATTCGGTTAGGTTAGACACTATCAAAGTTTCTCCTGTGGGAGAAGTTACTTTCCACGTTAAAGAATGTGAGTCTTTTAATTTATCAATATGTTCTTTTGAGAGTTTCTTTCCTTTTCTTGCTTTACTAACTTTTTCCCTTGCTTCTTTGTCGTGACTTCTTCCGCTCCATATTTTATTCCCCATCATCCTCTTACTTCTTAGTGAGCGAACTTGTAGTGATGTAACATACCCAGAAGCACCACCAGTTCCACCTTCAGATAAGTTCTGGAGAATACCTGTTCCCAAATCTTTTCTACCAAAAATTGCAATCATATACATTTCGTGCTTGAAAGCATCATTTTCATTTGCAAATTTTTTTAGGATGAGTATCCTATCTTTGGGAGGCAGATTTATTCTGTGATTGAAAGAATATGCTCTTCTACCTGAACCTTTTCCAATATAATAGGGAGTTTTATCTTCCCGCAAATAAGCGTAGGTGTAATACATTTGTGTCCTGGCAAGACTATACTTATTTATTCATAATAGCATAAAAGTGGGACTTACGCAACTTAAATCTGCCAGGACACAAGTTGCTGCCCACACTATGATTTAGCGATTTACGGTAGAGACACAAGGTTCACCTTTAGTAAAGATAGTATCAACAACTGCTTGAACCTTGCGGGCAGTGGAAATACCTGCAGAAGTGTAGACGGGAACAACACATAGAGCAAAGGATTTGGTATATTGACCAAGTGCTCCTGGTTGAATACGACCCTCCGCGAGACCTTTAGCATCATCGTGGTGAAGTCTTACAATCCTACCAACACTTTGAGCTATTCCAATATAATCCATTGGACGCATAAAGATTACTGCCTCAAGTCCAGAAACGGAAATACCTTCACTAATGATAGAGTGATGGATAACAACAAACTTCTTTGAGTTATCCTTACCCCAAGCATTTAGAGTGTCAAAAAAGAACTCACGATTGACTTTCTTACCATCAATAATTGCACCAGTCTTGCTCGTAATCACCATCCAAGAGTAACCACGGTCCTCCAGTTCTTTGCAGAAATCAGTTTCAGAAATTAGACCGATGATTTGCTTAGTTGTTTTAGCGCAAATGAGAACCTTGCCCACATTATAATCATCAATCGTTTCCATCAGATTATCAGCGTCACGGTCAAAAATTACCTGACGACCTTTAACCATAGGTAGTTGCTTAACTTCTACTTTAGGAGGAACAATATATCCACCTTGAACCATCTCTGGACCAGAGACATTTGCAATGATTTGTCCATAGACTTCTCCCCAGTTCATACCAGGTTTGCCAACAACATTAGAGTTCTTTGGCGTGGCAGTATAAGAATAAAAACGCTTGGCAACTTTAGAGAAATGCTCTACAGCAGGGAAAAAGTGTTTCTGAACTGAATTGTGTGCTTCATCCATATGAACGGAATCAACTACAATCCCTGCTTGTTGAAGACGGGAAAGAGAGTGATAGGTTGTAAAAATAAGTTTATGCGAAGACTTATTACTCTCCACCCAGTTGCGAATCTCATAAGGGCGAGTAGAAGATTCCCAGTGAGTTTCTCCACTGTGACAGTGAAATACTTTTGCGTTTGTAATGAACTCCAAGTATTCGTGAGACAGTTGTTCCGCAAGCAAAATCCTGGGACTAACAACAACAACAGTCTTTGGAGTTTCTGATTCAAACTCGCGGACAGTATCAGCAATACCAACAAGAGTTTTACCAGCACCAGTAACGGCACAAATAATACCTTTGGTATGATTGAGCATTACATCTGTTGCTCGCTGCTGATGAGGACGGAGTTGGATTTGCATTTGGTTAGTGCTCATAATATAGGTGCAGTTTCAGGGGCCCAGTATCAGTCGTCTTTCATTCCCATACCAATGAGAATACATAAGATGATTGCAACAGGAATAGCAATATACCAGTAAGTTACGACTAAGTAAAGAACAAATCCAATCGCACCTAAGATAAGCAATCCACTAGCAGATTCTGAGTCAATACTAGAACCTCCACCAGACCTAACTTCTCTCAAGTTAGTGATTTGTTCTGCTCCATATACTCTCTCAAGTTGTTGCTTTGCTCCAACAGATGTTGCTGCTTCAACCTCAAGAGTTTGTCTTCCTGCGCTAGAACCCAACCAGCACTCAGCTCTCCACGTTGCCATAATAATCAGTTCTTAATTGTTTTGTAGTTGTTAAGTTCGTCAATTACACTTTGCATTGTAGCACGACTGTATCCATTTGCATAGTATGGAGACTTCTCAGTTTGATTCGAATCACCATCAACATTTAGACACACACCAATACCTTGTTGGAGGTTTTTGACGATACGCTCATAAACTTTTACGGGAATCTCAATGTTCATTGATTTAGATACTGTTGGTGAGTTTCGTTTCTTATTTGTTCCAAATTATCTCCTGCCCACAAATCAAGTGCAACATCTGCTGCTCTTATAGCATCCCAAAGATGCGTATGATTTCTCCAATCAATAATATCTTTATCAATCGCAATCAATAAATCAAGGATAATCACCTTGTATTGAAGTTCTTTTTCAGTCATAATCAACCACCAAACAGTTCATCAAACAACAAATCACCAGAACGCTCTTTTTCTTCCCATACTTTGTTAGCGTTTGCTTCAATCATTGCCTTTTCAATTTTCATATCAATCGGAGAAACTGTGCTGTGCCAGGTTCCGTTACGATCTTGCCAGAGCATTGTAAAAGTGTCGTGCTTATACTATAGGCGCACTTTCAGGGGCCCAGTTACTTGTCCCCAGTCAGTGATGATTGATAATGACTTGCTGGTCTTTCTCTACCTTTCTGTAGGTCTGCCTGAAGTCTCTTACCAGTTCTTGTAATCTTCTTCTTCTCTTCTCTTGTATAAGGTCTCTTCTCACCTTTTGCAAGAAGAGAACCTTTAATCATATGATCTTCTTTATCACCTGATGGTTCTTTCTTCGCTGGACCTTTCTTTGAAAGGAGTTTTGTTGCTTGCTTTTCTGCGTCTCTTGCTGATGGTTTTGCTGCTGGTGCTGCTTCTCCACCTTTCTTAGCTGCTGCTCTTGCTTTAGCAGCAGCACGGCGTTCTGCTTTTACCTTTTCAGCATATGACTGCTTAACTTCAGCACTTCCACGCTCTTTCTCTGGTTGTTGAACAGTCTTAGAGACTTGCTTTGGTTCACCTATATCTTTTCTTTCTTTGTAACCAGCAGGAACTCTTGTAATCTTGCCAGTTTTAGGATCTTTTACAGACTTAAATCTCTTTCTTTCTGCTTCTGTTTTCTTACGCTCAGGACGAAGACGACCCCCAGGACCAAGTGTTCTAACTTGTGATGATTTCATTACTTCAGCATCATAAGCTGCTTCGGCAATGAACATAAAATCCTGGAAGGTACGCATCGTATGTTAAATAAACGCTTCTTGTTTATTTATATTTCAGTCAGCGTCTTTCAATTTATCTTGAGCAGATTTACTGATTTTACAGACCATATCGTTATCGTAAAAATACTTTACCCTTTCTCGTCGTGCTTGAAGCAGAATATCATACTCTTCCTGTTGTTGCTTTGTGAACTTAAAGTCTTGCTTACGCCAAATCTCTCTGAATTCGTTAAGATGGGGCAGAACATTCACAGTGTCAGTCATTTGTTTTGTTTGATTACTAATGTAGTATAAGTGTTTAGAGCGTTGAAATCAAGAGTTAGTAGTCACTTTTTCAAAGGACTGCTCCAGTAAGAGCGAAAGATCCAATAAAGAAGAACAGGCGTCGCAAAGAGAGCAATAGCACCAAGGAAGGTAACAGCATCACCACTAAAAGTGTAAGTGTCAGGAGTCATAATCAATAATCGTAGTTAGAGTTAAGATAGTTTTCAAGAGAGAACTTTTTATCATTCTCTTCATCGTCAAAGAGTTCTTCATAAACTTCTTCAACAAAATCAGCAGGATAAAACTCCTCAACTTGAACATCGTCGTAGTGATCCATCTTTAGGAATGAACGCTTACATTATAGACGCACTTTTAGGGGCCCAGTTAATCAACCAATCTTCTTAATCTTATCTGCTTTCTTCTTTGCTTTCTTGATAGCACCGCCACCAATTCCACCTTGCTTATCTAATACTTTCTTGACCTTCTTTTCAGTCTTAAGAGGTCCAGATGGTCCTTCATATGGAGCAAGAGTATAAGTCTTTACACCATCTACTTCTTTATAAGTTCCTGGAACTGCGTGAGGTGGTGTAGATGTTTTCTTCTCACAAACTAACAGAAACTCTCTAAAGGTAATCATCTTTCTTGTCTTTTTGATTATTTAGTTTCACTCAAACTCAAATGTCTTATTGACCTTTCGCGGGGGTGGAGTTTGATATTGTTGAGAACTTACACCATCAATATAAACTTCTATCTTTGTTTCATCATTCCAATGTCTTACCACACCCGCCACGATAAAAGCATTAGTAATCAAATAGGTCGCAAAAATAAAAGTTCGGATAAGTGCTACCTTATCCGATTCCTTATCACATTTACTTGCTTTTTCACCGATTGCTTTCGCCCACCAGCGCCACAGGGTTTTTTCTTTCATTTTCCGTCCGCAAACACAATATTTGTAAAATCTGAATGATATACAA